CCATCTGGCGAGACTCATTATATGGTGTACCTGAACCCAAAACAGAACTAGAATTGTTAAATAAACGCATCATAGGTTTCGGTGACAAGTACTCAAAATCCATCTCTAGTGGAATGTTATCATTAACATCCATAAGCGCAGCACTAGGAGATTGACTCAAATACGTAAGTAGAATATCTCTATTAGCAGGTATAGTAAGCGCAATCAAGTTGTCGTTAAGTGGTCCAAGAGCTTGATAAGAAACCAAAACTCTACCATAATGGAATTGAGTTCCAGATATTGCGAGTCTAACATGCATATTTCCACGCAAATACGCGAAATTTCTCAATTTAGCTCGCACACTAGGTTCCAACAAAAATAGTTCCCAGATTGGCAGAACGTAATTGAAGGGAGTATCCTTTGTCAGAGTTAATTCCGTAAGGAAAACAGGGCGTTCCAGAAAATTTCCCATACGTAAGACTCCGTCCTGTCCCTGATTGGTATTATCAGTAGGCGGAGCATACGATTTCGTCTCCTGTTCTGTCATATCAACGACGTTCTCCTCAACATTCATCGAAACAACGGAATCTTTCATAGCACCAACTACTTCTGACTCGGTTCTAACATCCGCTTGCTTTCTATGCAGGTGACGACGTAAAATTCCTACTGTCTCTTTGATAGCTTGCATTTCAGAGTACGCTTCTATGGAAGAACGACTCATGGAACGATACAACTCATCGCTTTGAAACAACGGGTTGTTCATCAGATCCTTAAGTCGAGTTTCTTCAAAGTTTTGAGGGATAAATGTTTCTTCAATAGTTTTAGCCTCCCCAGGAGCCTTACTATCTCGTCTTGTATCATATACGTTTCGGCGGATCTCTTTAAGAGCACGGGACAATCCAATCCACATGCAATGGTGCAAATTTTTTGCTCCAATACACAAGCAACAGAAATTCTGGAAATGCATAAACCAGATTCAGTTTCCGTGTGTCCAAGTGTATGGCGTGATTCTTCATCCCTGATCACGTTGGCATTGGGATCTATGCGGGGAGTTTTGCTTTTCAAAATAGTTCTAATATCAGCAAAATCTGGCAAACAAACTTTAACTTCGTAAAACTCCTCAAACGCACGGATTAATTCGCTCCGTGCAGCGTTAAATTCATC